CTACATGTGCGACGTAGTCGGCGTTTTCCGGGTATCTTATATGCCGACTCAGCATGGAGTTCAAATAAATCTGATCTTAATTCTCCAGCCCAGTATAAATCTGCCATCCGTTGTTCTGATAGCCCATTATACTCGAGGCCAAAACTCTCCTGATAAGATGAGAGTAATGCCTTCCACACTGTTTGATACGTCTCCGGTGAATGCAGATACAATTCTCGTTGGATACTATCCATCTTTTGTGTTGTTATCTCTAAATCCCTAGTCTTATCGTGTACAAAACCCGTAGATCCTTGCAATACCTTTAAATCTAGTGGACCTACAATATCATTTAATCGTCTGTTGGCATAGAATGATCTTTTTAAAAATGTAATATCTCGTAAATTTGAAAAGGGTTTCGTGTGTTCGCCCTTAGAGGCAGCTGTAAAACCGAGACCTAAATCTCGCATAATCCTACCATAAGATATTGCATTAAATTTTTCATGTATTCGAGTTGACACCCCAGCTACAATATCGTCTCCATATACTGGTACAAACAAATCTTTATCTAGCTGCGTAATCAATGCGGCCACTGATAAATTCATTGATGATCCTATTAAAAGATACCATGCATAAGCAACATACATCTTATTTATCAGAGAGTTATATAATGCTGTTAAACCATGACCGCTCGGTACAGAATGTGTAGTTATATATGACATATCCATACCTACATGTGTTGTCTCACATAGATACATTAATAAGGTGAGACCAATCTGAGGATCTTCACAAAATGATGATAGAGTCTCGTTCAAATATTCTTGAAACTCTCTACGCATGGCTCCATCCCATGATGCATAATCACCATCAAACCAATAATTTTTTGACCCTAACTTTTGCCATAATCTTCTCCACTCTGGACTCGTTGCATTAATTCCTATCATAATACCAGTTTCCATCCGTTTCTGCATAAATAGAGAACACAATCGACCAAACCACTTACGTAACAACAATGTATAATGTACCGGACAAGCTGCAAAACATCGAGGTTTGTCCTTTTTTGCAGCATCTCTCATTTCATCTTTATTACAATCTTTAGCTAATATAGATTGATGAGTTTTTACATTTCTTTTACAGTTATATTCGACTTCTTCCATCTTTTTTAAGACGTCAGCTCTTATCTTCCCATTTACGATATCCACATGATCTTTCACCAATCCAGTCCATGGTATTCCTGCCGATGCATCTAAATTAACTCGTTTCAACACCCCAGTATCATCCGAATACCCGTTTACCATTTCCTTCTCGGTGAGTTTCTTAATCTTCTTCGACGCTGGTAACACACTTTCAATAAGTGAAGTAACATAAGCCTTCGCAAACTTCAATGCTTCCATATCTACTGGTTGTTCAACAACCTTTAAATTCTTCACACGTGATTGATCGTAAGTCCTGACCTTGACATCTCCTTCCATTCGAGTACCGCCTAACACTGCAGGCACCCGTTGTGGTGTTCCATCAGGACACAATTCTGGCTTAGTCACAATAGATGGTAACATAGCAGATTCATAAATCTGACTCTTTAAATTCACATGATGGTACGTATTGTCATCTAATACTAGAGCACCTTTAATATCCGTATCTCTAAATAGTGGTACTCTATCAGAATCTTCACATGTTGTAATATACTCCTTGATCTTTGGAGACCATAATCTCACATATCCAACTCCAGATAGACCAGCAATATGCCACCCTACTATATAACCATCCATGGTAGTAGCTAATGATCCACATAATCCTGCAGCATTCCTAGCTGACCCATCATATTGATGTTCAATCGATTCCCGCATAGTAAAATACTGATCTCGATGACGATACACCCCTGTCTTAACTGATAAATTAGATGGTTCACCTATTTTCAATACTCCGTCACAATTAACTATATACAGAGTTTTATTCGACGGTGTCTTATTCATAGCCTTGTGTAAAGCTCTAAACACATGCTGATGTGGATTACGATATTGTAACACTGCTATGTCTTCTTCCATATCCCACTTCGTAATGTTAAAAAAAGTTGATATTTTTTCTACATTATTACCATCTAACGCCCGAATGAATACTTCTGTCGGTCGCGAAAAAGATTCTAAAAGAAAGTGTGCCGGTACTATAATAGTATCCGCATTCAATGCTACAACAAAACCAGTCACACTTACTTTATCATATGTTATAGTAGCTCTTAGTACATTTTGTTGAATAGCTTGTATGGCAGCTGTTGGTGCTGATTCATAATTCAAATCTAACTTTTTCGATTCACTGAATAATTCTTGAGCAGTTGTTCTTTTATCTACCTTTGCCCAATGAATAAATGGTTCATACTCTGATATCTCTTTCTTCTTTCGAGAATGGAATATTGTCACACCAAAACTTGACATCAATCCTAATCCTGTTACAATTCCACCTATAATCCAATACTCCTGTGGGAGTGTTTGTTTCAATGTATCGAAAGTTTCTGCTAAAGTTGAGAATATCGCTGTAATTTTCGATGTTAAATTATTCAAGTATTCCGAGAACTTTCTTTCCAGATACTTTAGCCATGATTCATTAGTTCCAATATGTATGGCTCCTATACCTACCGGTTCATCTCCCCCATTAATCTTAAGTCCTTGCTGAAGATAACGTAATTGATCTGTTGTTGATATATTCACCTTACGTTCACCGTCTTCGAAATCTACTATCTGTTCACGGTAATCAATTCCTTCACTAAGTGATGGATCTATGATCTCTAATTCTGGTGGTGTCTCGGCTTTTTTCTTTTCCTCTTCATCTACGACTTTTACTGTAGTTGTAATTTTCCGTCCTTCTGCTATACAATAATTAGCTACCTCATTGTGAGCATCCTCTACTAAGGCTTTATGTATAGCTACGTTATCACGATA